TCAAGAACGATTTTAGCATTCGGGAGTGAAACAGTCTGGGAGACTGTTTCAGCCTGAGCCTAGAAATTTGAAAGCGAAGCTGTTTAGCCAAATCATAGTAAGGACTAAACATATCCATAGTAATAATTTTGACGCGACATCGGACAACTCTATCGTAGCGAAGAAAGTGATTTCGAATGATAGCTTGTGTTCTACCCTCAAGAACAGTGATGATATTGAGATTGTTAAAATCTTGCGCAATAAAGCTCATCTCCATCTCCCGATTGAAACAGTCACTCCCCGGACTGTTTCAACGTCCTAGGACATAATCTCAGGAAGACGCGAAAAATCATGCTCAAAGTGAGAATCATTGAGCTTTCGAATGACAGTTGAAGTTGAAATGGCCAGCTGATGAGAAATATCGGTCATAGAAATCTTCTCAATCAACTTTTGCGCAATTTTTTGGTTGATAATACGAGGAATTTGATGATTCTTCTTGACGATAGAAGTTTCAGCGACCCTCATTTTTGAACAGTGATAGCACTTAAAACGGCCTTTTCTAAGAAGAATTCTAGTTTGAATTTTTTATACTAGAAAATCAGAACCATAATACCTATATAAAAATATTATAGTTCTAATAGGATTTACCCAAAAGTTTTAAGGCGGTCTTTTTAGAACTTTAATCGTTTGAAATTTAGGTAGCAAATTTGTTTCTATTTTGTCAACTTTTCCTATTTTTATCTTGTTGAGGCTGGTATTTTAACAATTCAGGAATTGATAGTGAATGTGTAAAATTTTTTGTTAGAATAAGTTTATAAAAAAGAAAAGGAGTATTTGATTATGTTACAAAAAATTTATGAGCAGATGGCTAATTTCTATGATAGTATTGAAGAAGAGTATGGTCCTACATTTGGTGATAATTTTGACTGGGAACATGTTCATTTTAAATTTTTAATTTATTATTTAGTGAGATATGGCATTGGTTGTCGTAGGGATTTTATCGTTTACCATTATCGTGTTGCTTATCGTTTGTATCTTGAAAAATTGGTAATGAATCGGGGGTTTATTTCTTGTTGAGGTAATTTTAGTAAATTTCCGAACTAATTTACTCTTTTATGGAAAGATAATAGTAAATAGCTAGTAATTTTTCTAAATCATTTTTTAATAGTTGGAAATAGCAAATCTTTCTATTGTTTCTTCTTGATAAAAAGGCGATTTTTTATTATAATAAATTGTAAGATATAATTGCAGGTGAGAGTCCTGCCATGTATGTGAGAAAGGAAGAGCCTGAGGGCTCAGACAAAATTATGACTTCAGTTGTTGTTGTAGGTACCCAATGGGGTGATGAAGGTAAAGGGAAGATTACAGACTTCCTTTCAGCGAATGCAGAAGTAATTGCACGTTACCAAGGTGGTGATAATGCTGGTCACACGATTGTGATTGACGGTAAGAAATTTAAGTTGCACTTGATTCCATCTGGGATTTTCTTCCCTGAAAAAATATCTGTCATTGGGAATGGTATGGTTGTAAATCCTAAATCTCTTGTAAAAGAGTTGAGCTATCTTCATGAGGAAGGTGTAACAACTGATAACTTGCGTATTTCTGATCGTGCGCATGTTATTTTGCCTTATCATATCGAGTTGGATCGCTTGCAAGAAGAAGCTAAGGGCGACAATAAGATTGGTACGACAATTAAGGGAATTGGTCCAGCTTATATGGACAAGGCTGCTCGTGTTGGAATTCGTATTGCAGATCTTTTAGATAAAGATATTTTCCGTGAGCGTTTAGAACGTAACCTTGCTGAAAAGAATCGTCTTTTTGAAAAATTGTATGACAGTAAAGCGATTGTTTTCGATGATATTTTTGAAGAATATTACGAATATGGTCAACAAATCAAGAAATACGTGATAGATACATCTGTTATCTTGAATGATGCGCTTGATAATGGCAAACGTGTGCTTTTTGAAGGTGCACAAGGTGTTATGCTAGATATCGACCAAGGTACTTATCCATTTGTTACGTCATCAAACCCTGTAGCTGGTGGTGTGACAATTGGTTCTGGTGTCGGTCCAAGCAAGATTGACAAGGTTGTAGGTGTATGTAAAGCTTATACGAGTCGTGTAGGAGATGGTCCTTTCCCAACTGAGTTGTTTGATGAAGTGGGAGAACGTATCCGTGAAGTGGGTCATGAATATGGTACAACAACTGGTCGTCCACGTCGTGTAGGTTGGTTTGACTCAGTTGTGATGCGTCATAGCCGTCGTGTTTCTGGTATTACTAACCTTTCTTTGAACTCTATTGATGTTTTGAGCGGTTTGGATACTGTGAAAATCTGTGTGGCCTATGATCTTGACGGTCAACGTATTGACTACTATCCAGCTAGTCTTGAGCAATTGAAACGTTGCAAGCCTATCTATGAAGAGTTGCCAGGTTGGTCAGAAGATATTACCGGAGTTCGCAATTTGGAAGATCTTCCTGAGAATGCGCGTAACTATGTTCGTCGTGTGAGTGAATTGGTTGGCGTTCGTATTTCTACTTTCTCAGTAGGTCCTGGTCGTGAACAAACAAATATTTTAGAAAGTGTTTGGTCCTAAGAGATTTTTAAGATTTGTTTAAGATAGGTCGGGTATACTATAGACGGTTACAAGAAGACCTCCTAACTTGTTGTAACAAATATCCTAAACTTTTCTTTTTCATAATAATCTCCCTTAACTCCACCCAATCAGGTGGAGTTTTTTAGCTCTATTTCAGGCTTTTGGGGACTATTCTAAAAATAATTTTTCGATATTTTTCGGTATTTTTCGGATTTTGGTCGGGGAATTGGCGGGGATTTTTTTAGCGAATATGACTAAGAAATAGGTCTGTTGTCGCTTCAGCAAGTTCGTCCTCTACTTGATTGTAACGATCGGTCATATAGACTTTTGTATGGCCCAGCGCCTGGCTTAATTGTTCAAGCGGAACCCCTGCAATAATGCTTTGAGTCGTGAAGAAGTGGCGCATCATGTGAGGTGTTACATGCAATCCTGTTGCTTCATTCACTAGATTGAAGTTTCTATTTAGCTGGTTTGGATTGATGAGACCACCTTTCTCGTTAATAGTTATATAATCCTTGTGCTGTTCCTTGATAATTCCTAACTTTCGCTTAATCTTAGAAGCTTCAGCTATCAGATAATAGATCAGGTCTGTTCCGATATCATCAAGGCAGACATATCGCTCTGAATCCTTCGTTTTAAGCCCTCCTTTCCCTTTTAAGGTCTGGTTGCTTCGACTGTCTCTAAGATGCAGTATAGCCCGTCCGCTGTCGTTCTGAGTGATGTCCATTGGACGCAATCCAAAGACTTCTCCTCTTCTCAATCCAAAAATTGTCAGATAGGTCAGAGCGTAGAATTGTTTTGGCATAATCTCTTCTGCCTTTGCTATCCAAGTCTTGAACTCTTTGAGAGTCACTTTCTTGTTTGCAGCAGGGATATCACTCTGGCCGATGAAAACACCTTTCAAGCGATTTGAGAGCAGATTACCATTTTTCACGGCATCATTCAGCAATGCCATGAAGCTGGAATTGAGGGTTTGAACAGTGTATCTGGTATGGTTCTGCAACTTTTCAGCGATAAATAGTTCATACTCATTTCTATCCAAATTTTTAAGCAGGGTAGAACCAAACTTTGCCTTGATATGGTTCTTATAGAGATTGTCATTGAGGTAGTAGGAAGTGTCATTCCAGCGCCCTGTTGACAATCTCTTTTCAGAATAGATATCCCAATACTGATCAAGCGTTAGATTCGTATTAATACCTAATTCTTGTTCTTGAATTTGTTGCTCAAGCTCTACCAAGGCTGCGCGAGCTTGAGGGAGAGTTGTGAAACCACTTTTACTTTTTTCTCTTTTTTTACCTCGGAAGAAAAAAGAACGTCTGACATAGTAACGCTTGCCTTTAGCAGTCTCATAGTAATAGATATTTGGGTATTTTGTTTTATTATATTTCATTGTATTCTCCTTGTTTATCGGCTTCTGGACAAGGTCTAAACATTGAGAATATTGACATCACCCCTTTCATGGTGTAAAATAGGGTATAGAAAAGAGGCCTTTTTAATGGCTGATTTTTTATAAGGGTGGGCTTCACAATCAAACTTTGGCGAGGGAGATTGTGGAGCTTTTTTGTTATTTTTTGTTAATTACTCCTCAAGCAATCTTATAAAATCATTTTCTGTCATGATTTCAATATCTTGACCTTTTTCTAACAAGGTTTGTGCTTTTTTCATTTTACTACTTAACCCATCTGTACCGACTACTCTCCAATCTTGTTCTCCTACAACTAAGATATTAGTGTGTTTAGTCACTCCTTTTTCAGGAATACCACCAACTAATGCAGTAGCTTTGTTAGCTTCTTTTCTAGTCATTCGCTCGAGTTTTCCAGTAAAGCAAAAGTACAAACCGTAAAAGTAATGGTCTGGGTTCATTGCTGCCTTTTCTTCTTCTGTTGGCTGATAGATAAGATTTTCTTTGTACTGATAACTTTTTTTCCTTTTAAATCCATACTGACCAAGTAAGCCAGTTTTATTGTAGCTATATTCTTTTAAAAAAGCGTTGAGGTCGGAAAATGAATTAGTAGATAATAAGTATTCTAAAATCAATCCGCTTGCTCGTGCATCTGATAAAGCGTTGTGGTGGTCTAGCTCAATATTCAAATTTTTAGCTAGTCTTTTTAGTTTGTAATTCAATTGTCCAGGGAGAGCGACCTTGGCTAATCGATACGAACAAATATATTCTATATTATCAAAATCCAGCTCGTATTTTTGGTATACATCTTTAAGAGCACCCATATCAAACTGTGCAAAGTGGGCTACAACTATATCAGAACCAATAAAATCAACAATCGCCTTTCTCACCTCTGGGAATGTAGGTGAATCAAGAACATCTTCAGGTGTAATGCCATGGATGAAAATATTGAAATCATCAAACTCTTCTTCTGGATTGATTAAAGTGTAAAAAGCATCAACAATATTTCCATCTTTAAATTTTACTAATCCGATAGAACAAACACTACCGCGAAAGTCATTCGCAGTTTCAACATCTAAAGCAACATACGAGTAAGACATATGAGTCTCCTTTCACTCCATCAATGCAAAGTATTCCTCTTTTACCATGACTTCATTCGTCATGGTTTTTAGATTGTAGTAGGACATGAATTTGAGGTAATCAAACTCTGTGGGGTCGTCTAAGCTTTCTATCGCGTCTTTTACGAGATGATGGATCATATTCCTATCAGCTTCGTTTTCACAGCGTAGGCGAGCGTTCTGGTACTCTGAGCGTGTGTGGTCTTTGTGTCCAAGTTCATGCAGTAGTACTTTAACTCTCTCTTTCTTGCTGAGTTTGTTAGACAAGAAAGCTGTATTGGTTTCTTTTTCGTAAAATCCAAGTTCATCAGGCATCAAATCTCCATCAAAATCGATAATACGAATCTGAAAATGACTTATAATTTCTTTTTCAGTCACTAAGCAGTACCTCTAATCACCAGCTTCTTTGAGATAACCTTCAATGATAGACTGGATGATTTTCTTCTTTTCATCTGTTAATTCTCGACCGCCAAACATCATGACATTAGATGCCATTTCTTCAACGTTTAGAGTCTTACCTTCCCATTTGTAGTCATGACTACCAGCGATTGTTGGGTTATCCGTGCGACCAAGTAAATAATCTGTGGACACGTTGAAGTAGTCAGCAATCATTGAAACTCGTTCAACATTTGGTGTGGATTTCTTCATGTTATAAATTGTATTTCTGCTAAAACCTAGTTTTTCTTCAAGTTTATTTAATGAAATACCTTGTTTGTCAGCCAATTCTTTTATTTTTTCAAATGTGAAAAACATTGATACATCAACCTTTCTAAGGCATGACAAAAAATATTTAATAAATTTACTACAAAACTGTTGACAAAGTTTAATAAATTTACTACAATAATTTTTGTAAGCTAAAGAGTTAGCGAACAAGACAACTAAAAAATAAAGCCTAATGAAACTGATTGGCGTCCGTTTTCTAGGTATAACCTTACTTTTTAGTAGGTCTTTTCTCTATGTTTTGATTTTAATAAATTTATTTATCAATGTCAAGAAATTCGCTAACTTTTTAGATAATTTTTTAAAAGGAGGTGAGGAAATGAGACTAAGACGATATCCGTATAGTGGGAAAAAAGAGTCCACCCTCGTAAAGGCAGACCCTGAATTAGTAGAAAAAATTCTAAGAAACACTAGTTTTCTTGAGCATTTACAAGTTCTGTTAGCAACGAAACCGTAGTTTCTGTACTGAGTTTATGAGCGACAAGGACGCTATTAAGAATAGCCTTTCTAATTTCCATGTCGATTGGGTATTCTTTAAATACCTCATCTAACATATCTTTGATAACTGGAATAGCATCGTTGATAATTTCTTGAGAAACTTGTAAAACATCTTCTTTAGTGAGTTTTGACATATAAAATTTCCTCCTTTCTATTGGAATTTTGACTAAAACGGTGAGAGGTCCTAGTCAAGATTATTATAGCAATTTAGGAAGATATTACCTCAGTCTTGAGACTGATATAGGAGGTTGAATGGAAGATAAAATCATCGAACTTGCTGATTACTTCATCAGCGAGAACACAACGTACAGAGAAGCTAAAATAGCGTGTGAGAAGCTATTTAAACAAGCCAGCCATGAGATAGAACTCAGAGCGCTGGAAAGTGAAACGAAGAAATAGAAAGGAGAAAGATGAGTAAAGAACTAAAGATAATCAAGGCTAAAATCAAAACTCGTTTGATTGAGCTTGATATGACTCAAGCTGAGTTAGCAAAACAAGTATTTGTAACATCATCAGTTATTTCAGAGTTGCTGAAGTATGGCAAAGGTAGTGAGTCTGTTAAGGAAAAAGTTGCAGATGTTTTGGGTATTGAAAACCCTTGGAGAAATCACTGAGAGGTCCATACATGCAAGCGAAAATAATACTGAATTGGCAGAAGAAAAATCACCAACTTAGTCAGATGATGATCGATAGTCTTGAGGGACTAGATGTTTGGGAAACTATTTTAACACTAGGAAAAGTAAGAAGAGGAATATTATGAACGAAATTTTTAATTTTCACGGGCAGGAAGTCCGTACTTTGACAATTGATGACGAACCGTGGTTCGTTGGGAAGGATGTAGCGGATATCTTGGGATATGCGAATTCAAGAAAAGCAATTTTTGACCATGTAGATGATGACGATAAGACAGATGGGGTAACGATTCGTGACGCCATGGGTAGAAATCAAAACCCTATCATCATTAACGAATCTGGTCTCTACTCTCTCATTCTTTCAAGTAAGCTTCTACAAGCTAGAGAGTTCAAGCGCTGGGTTACATCAGAGGTTTTGCCAGCTATTCGCAAGCAGGGTGGATTCATACGTGAGGATTTGGACGAGGATGCCTTTATTGCTCTATTCACTGGCCAAAAGAAATTGCGTGAGCAACAAGCGACCATGCTAGAAGATATTGACTACCTCAAGAGTGAGCAACCGATTCATCCTAGCTATGCCCAATCATTACTGAAGAAGCGTAAGGCTAGGGTTGTGGCTTGCCTGGGTGGTATTGATAGCCCTGCTTATGCGGATAAGATTTTTGCTCAGTCAGTCTTTAGACAAGCTGAGATTGACTTTAAAGACCACTTCAACATTAGTCGCTATGACTTGCTACCCAAGAAGCATGCGGATGCCGCTCTAGCTTACTGGATGACTTGGGAGCCAAGCACCAATACCAAGATGAAAATCATGAAATTGAACTCATTTGACGAAGTGTAGGAGGGGAAAAAGATGGACAATGTTCTACTTTCACTATCTGAATGGATTAAATCCATTATCAAGGATACAATCACTAGATTAGTTGAAATAGAAAAAGATAGTGACCACTATCCAGAGTTGATGGATGTGAACACTACCTGCGAATTTCTAGGAATTAAGTATGCCACCTTTTCAGATAATTATCGTTACTTAAAGGGATTTCCAAAGGAATTACCTGGTAAGAAATGGTCAAAAAGAGCCATCAAAGAATGGCTCTCTAATCAAATATAATAACTTTACTAAAAGGCTTCTGGACAAGGTCTTAGCAAAATTATTTGACTATATTATAGCACAAAAAGAGGATAAGGAGATAAAAATGTTTGAACCACCGATTTTAGACCAGCTGATGGGGGTTGGAGCCTTGCTGCTTGGATTTGCAGGGGCTTGCCGTCATATCAAATTGCAGGAACAACGCAAGGAAGAAGAAAGACGAGAAGAGCAAGAATTTGCGTCTATGATTATCCAAGTGCGTAATCATGCATATGAACGTGGTAGAGAGGACAAATGGCAAGAAATTCGCAAGAATATTCGCAGAGAGTTCAAAGGATTCACATATGACAACGAACCGCCCGTAGGATTGCGCCCTGAGCTGTTAGCTTTGCCAGAACCTAAACAGTCTGCAATCAGATTTTTGTAATGAGGAGGTCAGGAAATGGAAGAATTGATTGAATCGCTGGATAACCTGATTATGATTGTTAAAGAACTGGAAGGAAGGGAATCAACTTCAAGACATTTTATTACGATATGGGAAAACGATTATAAAAATCTATTACTAGTCAAAGAATACCTAACCGACTATGAAAAACTAGCAAAGGACTATCGTTATGTGACCCTTAAAAATAAGCTGCTAAAGATTGAAAAAATGGAGCTGGAAGGCAGGCACATCTATGAGGATATGCGGATGAAGTACCGAGCTAACTGTAGGAAGTGGGGTGTGAGATTATGGCGTTAAAAAACAAGCGGTATTTCTGGATCCAGCTTGCTCAGGACTTCTTTAAGTCAAAGGAGATGAAACTACTTCGTAAGATTGCTGGCGGAGATACACATACCATCATTTATCTCAAAATGATGTTAATTAGCTTGGAAGACGGAGGGCATATTTACTATGATGGACTTGCTGACAATCTAGCCGAAGAAATCGCTCTTGTCATTGACGAAAATGTTGAAGATATTAAAATTACATTGATTTTTTTAGAAAGCAAAGGATTGCTGACTAGAAACTCTGACCGTGATTATTTCTTAGAACAGGTTCCTGAGATGGTTGGGAGTGAAACAGCGAGTACTCGTAGAAGTCGTAAGCACAGAGAATTACAAAAGTTGCATTACAACACTATCGCAACAACTTGCAACGGAGATATAGATATAGATAAAGAGATAGAGAAAGATAAAAATAATAAGGTGATGATTAGTTCCAGCCTCTCTGAAAATTTGAAACATAGTGGTATTCGAATCAACGATAAACAACATCAACAGTTGCTTGAATATGTAGGAATTGATGGAATGAATTTTGATATGTTAAACCGTGCAATTGAGATAACTTCGGAGATTCATCAACCTAGTTTTAAGTATCTAAGAGGCATTCTTGAGAATTGGAAAAAGAAAGGTTTTACATCGATTGAACAGGTAGATGAGAATGACCAAAAATATAAAGAGGGAAAGAATTACAGTCGTCCAGGACAACAAAACGATAAAACATCGGAACAGGAGGTAAGGGACGAATGGGGATTTTAGAACTAATTGAGCAATTCGAGATTGACTATTATCCGTTAAGCTACGAGAAGAAAACTCTTTTAGCCAACCAGCCAATTCATCAAGTGGTTGCTTGCTTGTCTGAAATGGCTAGCTGGCATGAATGCGGAGGTCGTCTGTCATGGTAGACAATGTGTTTGATGAAATTGCCTTATCTTATCACAGGAATACAGAACAACAGAAAGAGCTTTGCGACAAGCATAATATTCCTTTGATAAAAATATTGCGGACTGAGAGTGTTGTATGCCGCATGTGTGAATCTGAGCGGATTCATGAGGAAAATCAAGCAAGAGTGAATGAATTGGCCGACGCTGAGAATGAGCGAGAGAGGAAATACTATCTTGAGAAGTTTTCTCTTTATGATGAGGTTTTGAAAAATGCGACTTTGGACAATTTTGAAACACCAACTGAAAAAGAAGCAGAAAAGCTAGTTTTTGCAAAGAGGATTTGTCGTGAGTGGTCTGAGGGTGCTAGGAACAACATCGTGTTACAAGGAGAAGCTGGAACAGGTAAGAGCCATTTGGCCTTTGCGATGGTTAAGGCTCTATCTGAGTACACGAAAGAGATTGCTATCTTCATCAACGTGACGGACTTGTTGATGAAGATTAAAGCTGATTTTAGTCAGGAGGAGTTTCTGGTCAATAAAATTGCCAGTGCTAAGTTCTTGGTTTTGGATGATTTGGGAATGGAAAAGGATAGCGAATGGTCGTTTACTATTCTCTACAATATCCTGAATAAGCGTTCAAATACAATCATTACCACCAATTTGACTTCTGCTGATATTCAGAAAAGATATGGCAGACCCTTTATGTCCAGACTGATGAAGGGTGTGGATAAAGACCATTTAATGGTTTTCAACGACTTGACAAACAAGCGGAAGCAATATTTTTAGAATGGAGGTGGCTGATGTTTATTTTAAGACATGGGACAAGAGAGGATAAGCCGTTTCTGAGGTCCGTAGTTATTGGTGTGACTGGCTTGGACATTTCATGTTCAGAGGAGAAGAAAGCCATGCGGTTTGTTTCTCGTGGGGCAGCCGTACAGGTTGGTAAGGCTTTGAGGGGTTCCTTTGGGAATTTTTATCCCGTTGAGGTGGAGTGATGTTAGAGCTTTACTTCGTCTACAACGGGCACTGCAAGTTTTACCTTGGAACGTTTGACAATGTCGATGATCTCATTGAACAGATGGAAGATCATCAGTGGGTTTTCTCGGCTATCACTCATCCAAGATTTCAGAAGCACATTGGTCAGCGGACGACACGGTTTGACTACGGTTCGAAGGATTGTTACTATTTAGCGACTTTTTCAGGAGGAGAAAAAAATGATTGAACTTATTAAAGAATTTGGAATGGCTATTCTGTGGTTATTTCTCGGCTATTTAGTCGGGGAACGTGCAGCAAGAAAGGAAAAGAAAGATGATCAATAACGTTACATTTTTAGTGGGAGGTAAGAAATATGGTTGGAGTAACCTATCAGGAAATTCATCTCTTTGTTGAATTTTTGAAAGAGCAGTATGGACAAGGGCGTCCAGACTATATTGAAGCCCTGAACGACTTAGACGGTCTGGTGGAAGTCTCCTACAGAGAAGCTATTGAAAGATTTTTAGAAGATGAAGTACGATAAACAGGCTGAGATTGACGGACTGAAACGCACGATCGAGCAAAACGAAGAGAAGATAATCGAGTATTCGAAGCCGTGCGATGCACGCAAGAGACGGATTAGAGCGCTGGAGCGCGATTTGTTGAGGAAAAAGAATAAAGAATTGAGACGGAAATTGGAGGAGTTGGAAGATGATGGAAGAGTTAAAGCAAAAAGTTAATG